AGTGACCACGGAAGCCATCCGTATCGCACGGGAGGCGCTGTGCAAGCCCTTTGAGGGTTACGCCAAGCGCCTGCCGAACGGTGACTGCAAAGCCTATCCCGATCCGGGTACGGGTGGGCATCCTTGGACGATTGGGTGGGGCAGCACCGGCCCCGAAGTGACGCCGGATACGGTGTGGACCTTGCAACAGGCTGAAGCCTCCCTGGACAGCCACTTGGTGCACTTCGCCGTTGGCGTCATCAAGTTATCGCCAATACTGCTCAAACAACCTGCTCGACGCCTTGCCGCCATCATCAGTTTCGCGTATAACTGCGGACTAGGAAACTACCGCATTTCCACGCTGAAAAAGCGGGTAGACGCTCAGGATTGGGCGGGTGCGTGCGAAGAGATCGTCAAGTGGAACAAGGCCGCAGGCCGTGTACTGAGGGGGCTGACCCTTAGACGTGAAGCCGAAGCCGCACTCTTGAGATAACCATGCCCTTACAGAAAATCCTGTTCAAGCCCGGAGTCAACCGCGAGAACACGCGGTACACCACCGAAGGCGGGTGGTATGACTGCGACAAGGTCCGGTTCCGCCAAGGCACCCCCGAAAGGATTGGCGGGTGGCAACGGATCTCGGGCAACACTTTTTTGGGCGTCTGCCGTTCAATGTGGAACTGGGTGACGCTACAAAGCGAGAACCTGCTGGGCCTTGGCACCAACCTGAAGTTTTACATCGAGCGTGGTGGCGAGTATTACGACATCACGCCGCTGCGCGCAACGGCGACACTTGGCACTGATCCGTTTACAGGTAACGGCACCACCACCGTGACGGTGACGGCCAACTCGCATGGCGGCATCACGGGCGACTTTGTGACCTTCAGCGGCGTCACGGGCACTTATGCTTCGGTGCTGAACGCAGAGTTTCAGATCACGGTCACAGGCGTCAACACCTACACCATCACCACGCCTTCGGTTGTTGCGGCAGGCGCAACGGGCGGCTCAGCTGTTTCCGCGGCATATCAAATCAACGTCGGACCCGCCACTGAAATTCCCATCACAGGCTGGGGCGCGGGCACTTGGGGGACGGGCAGTTGGGGCATCGGTACGCCGAGCACGACCCAGACCTCAATCCGCCTGTGGAGCCAAGCCAACTTTGGCGAGGACTTGATCTTTGCCCCGCGCAAAGGCGGCATCTACTATTGGGACAACTCGGCAGGTGTCACCACCCGCGCAGTGGCGCTGTCTTCTTTGTCCGGTGCGTCAGACGTGCCGACCGTCAACAACATCGTCTTTGTGTCGGACATCAACCGGTTCGTGTTTTCGTTCGGTTGCAACGACTATGGCTCCGCTGCTCTGGATCCCATGCTGATCCGCTGGTCAGCGCAGGAAGATGCAGTTGATTGGACGCCTGCGGCCACCAATCAGGCGGGGAGCGTGCGCGTGTCGCACGGTTCCGAAATCGTGACCGTTGTACAGGCTCGTCAGGAAGTTGTGGTGTTCACCGACTCCGCGCTGTACTCACTGCAGTACCTGGGGCCGCCGATTGTGTGGGGTACCCAGCTACTAGGCGACAACATTTCTATTCTGAGCCAGAACGCGGCTGTGATTGCTTCTGGCGTGGTCTATTGGATGGGCGTGGACAAGTTCTACGCCTACGACGGTCGCGTGCAGACGCTGCCTTGCGATGTGCGCCGCTACGTGTTCAGCAACTTCAACGCTTCGCAGGCGGGGCAGGTTTTTGCTGGCACGAACGAGGGCTTCAACGAGGTCTGGTGGTTCTACTGCTCCGCGGGCTCCACGACGGTGGACCGCTATGTGGTCTACAACTACCTTGAGCGCATCTGGTACTACGGCACGATGGCCCGGACCGCGTGGCTTGATTCGGGCCTTCGCGAATACCCGATGGCGGCAACCTACAGCAATAACGTCGTCAACCACGAGCAGGGCATTGACGACAATCAGACCGGAACTCCGACGGCCATCAGCGCCAACATTTCGTCGTCTGAGTTTGACATCGGCGATGGCCACAACTTCGGGTTCGTGTGGCGCATGCTGCCCGACATTACGTTTGAGAACTCCACCGCTAGCGGTGCCACGGTCAACATGACGCTCTACGGGCTGTACAACTCTGGCTCCGGGGCCGTGGACAGCTCAGGCAAGCCGGTGGTCAGAGGCAACACGTACGTGATTACCGAGGAGTTCACCGGGCAGATCTATACCCGTGTGCGTGGGCGGCAAATGATCTTCAAGATCGACTCCAACCAACTTGGCACGACGTGGCAGCTTGGCGCACCGCGGATCGACATTCGTCAGGATGGCCGTAGATGAGCTTCATCATTGAAGATGCAATCGTCCCTGCGCCTCCCAACCTGCCTCTGGCCCCACGGGACTACGAGTCGCGTTACCACGAGCAGTTCAACAACGTCCTGCGTCTGTACTTCAACCGTCTGGACGCACTGCTGAGGCAAATTGTGACCACACCATCCCCCATCCCAATCTCTATTGGAGGCACCAACACGGATGCCTTTGGGCGGCTGCGGGTCAGTCAGCCCTACACGCTCTTTGATTCACAGCAACGCTACGCTGCAGACAATCAGTTCGACACGAGCACAGTCAACGGCGCATCCACCACGTTCCTGAGCAACGAATCTACGGTGCAGATGTCGGTGGCGGCGACCACCAACTCCGAAGCAGTGCGGCAGACGTTCCGCTCTATGTCCTACCAACCGGGCAAGGGGCTGTTGGTGCTTGCCACCTTTGCCATGAACACGCCCACAGCCAACATCCGTCAGCGTGTGGGGTACTTCAACACCCAGAACGGCGTGTTCTTTGAGGCCAACGGCACCACGCTGTCGATGGTCATGCGCTCTGATTCTCTGCCCACGCCGGGGACGCCAAGCGACATCCGCTCGATTCCTCAGTCTGCCTGGAACGGCGACAAGTTGGACGGCACCGGGGCATCAGGCTACACGCTTGATCCAAGCAAGACGCAGATTTTCTGGTGTGACTTTGAGTGGTTGGGTGTGGGCTCGGTGCGTACTGGGTTCGTGATCAACGGCCAGTACATCGTCTGCCATACCTTCAACAACGCCAACGAGATCGGCTCGGTCTACATGACCACGGCCATCCTGCCGGTGCGGTACGAGATCAAGAACCTATCAAACGCCGTTACCGCGAGCATGAAGCACATCTGCTCAACGGTCATCTCTGAGGGCGGCTACGAGCAGTATTCCCCTAGCCACTTGGCGCGGCGCACGACCAGACTCAGCAACATCCAACTGACGTTCAAGCCGGTTGTATCGATCCGTTTGGCGTCTACGGCGCTTGGTGCAGTGGTGCTCCCTGGCCGGATGCAGTTGCTCCCCATCACGAGCCAGAACTATGAAGTTGGCTTGTTCTTGAACGGAACGCTAACTGGTGCTTCGTGGTCAGCCGTTCCATCGGATGCCAACGTGGAGATGGATACCTCTGCCACAGCCATAACGGGCGGCACCCTGGTGCAGACGGACTATGTGTCCTCAAGCGGCTCTGGTGGCACGCAGCCCCTGGTTGACCCCGCCGGTTACAACTGGGCTTTGCAGTTGGGCGTGTCCTTGGCCGGGGCCAGTGATGTCTTGACGCTTGCCATCCGCACGGTGGATTCTGCAACTCCGCAAGGCGACTGCTACGGCACTATCGCTTTCTGGGACTTGACCCAATAAAATGACTTCAACCTTTTTCTCGGGATAAATCATGGCCACTGCTCAACAAGGGATCATGGCTTTGCCAGAAATGAGCCAACAAGCGGCATCAGCGGCCATCAGCCCCGACCAAATGGCCGTGGTTGATCAGATGCGTCAGAACTTGTCCCCTAAGGAGGTCTCTGACGAACTGTTGGCAAACGCTTCCCAGGTCGATCCGCAAGCAGTTGCCGAGTTCACGGCAGAGCTGCGCGAACTGGATGTTCCGCCCGAAATTCTCGATCTGCTTGACCGCCTAATCGACGAGGTGCTGGCAAACCCTGAGAACTACGAAGCCATTAAGGAAAAATATCGTGCCCAGGGTGTCACTGAGGACATCCTGCCGGAGGAGTTCGACGCTGAGCTTTTTGGTGCTCTGAACCTTGCTATTGAGCAACTTCGTGGAGAACCCGCCGGTCCCCAGGCCTTTGCCAAGGGCGGGATTGCTGAGCTCAAGCCTATTGCCAAGGCCATGGCTTCTTATGGCCGCAACGGCGACACCATGCTGGCGCACATCACGCCTGCTGAAGCCCGCATGCTGAAGAAGCGCGGCGGCTCGGGGACCATCAACCCTGTGACCGGATTGCCGGAGTTCGCAAACATTTTCAAGCGCATCGGCAAGGCCATCAAGAAGTTTGCTGGCAGCACGGTAGGCAAGTTGGTCATCGGCACTGCTTTGTTTATGGTGGCGGGTCCTGCTGCCGCCCAACTTTTAACACTCAGTTCCCCGATGGCAGTTGCTGGGGTCAGCGGTTTTGTCGCTGGAGCGGGAACCACCCTGCTTGCTGGCGGTAACTTGCGCGACGCCCTGAAGGCCGGTGCTATCGGTGGCCTCACCGCAGGCGCCATGCAGGGCCTCACCGGCATGGGTCCGACTCCCGCGGGCGGAGCTGAATCTGCTGCGGGTGCAGCGGGGACCACGGGTGCTGGGGCCGGCGCTGGAGCGGGCGCTACTCCACTGTCTTCGGCACCGCTTTCGCAGCCGTTGCCGACCCTTCCCTCCGCCCCCGCCATGCCGACTCTTCCGTCTGCTGTGGATCCGTTTGCCGGGGCCCGGTTTGCTCCCACCTCCGCCCCCATGGTTTCGGCGATGCCCCCGGCCGCGTCTCCGTTTGAGTTTGCGGGACGCCTTGACCTGGGCGCGGGGACTCGTGCACCAACGGCGGCCAACATCATGGCCCCGAATGTCGGCAGAGACATTGCAGTGGCGGCCCCTGGTGCTGCTCCTGCAGCTTCCGTAGTTCCCACCGTTTCTGGGGTGCAACCCCCGGTAGACCTCAGCTCAGTCGCGGCTCGTGATGCGGCCGCTCAAGTAGCGGGCACTCCGCAGACTGCCACGCAGGTGTCAAGCGCGATGCGCCAGGGGTTCGGGCAGGGGGCACCCACTGATTTCTTGGGCAAGGCAAAAGAACTCTACACCCAGTATCTTTCACCCTCGGGGATTGAGGCGCAAGGAATTCCTGCGGCTGAAAAGGCGGGGCGCGAGGCAATTACGTCCCTTACTCAACGCCTGCCTGATGCCACGCCTGCCATGAAGGAAGCGGCTTACCAAGCCGCCTACAAACAGGCGATGCCCGGCATGTTTGCCAAATACGGCCCCATGACTGCTGCTGGTTTAGGCATCATGGGTCTGGCTGGCGGTTTCCAGCAGCGCGAAGTCAAGTCCCCGTACTCGGACCTCTTCACCGGTGGCCCGGGTTCCGCGCAAGACTTGCTTGCCAAAAACCCGTATCTGTACTATCTCCAAAACCTCCCCGGCGTGACTTATTACGGCGGATCTGTCGTTCCGCCGGCTCCTCCAGTCCCTCCCCCCCGCTACGCCCATGGTGGAGAGGTTCAGCATTTTCAAGAGGGCGGTAATGTGCTGCCTTCGGCTACCACGATTGGCCGAGAAGCCGGCCTGCAGACCCCGCTGGTGGGCACGGCAGCAGGCGCCCCTGCCGTAGCGCCTACTCCTCCCGTGGGCCAAGTAGGTGTGGCCGCGGCGCCTTTTACCCAAGTGGCAACGCCCGCTACCGGCGGCTACAACATGTACTCTCCCGCCGCGCAGAACATGTACTACGGCGTGGTCAATCAGGGCCTGTTGGGCGGCTACCAGTACAACCCCCAAACGCGCCGCAACGAGCCGGTGACGTCGCTGCCCAGCGTGGAAGCCCCGTACAACACGACTGCACCTTATGCCTCGCTGGTTCCTGCTGAGGCCCGGGCCACGGTCATGCCTCCGTCCCCCATGCCCCGGCGTGCCCCGATGCAGTTCCCCACTGGGGAGCGTCTGGCAGAGATCGAAGGCAGCTACCGCAGCCTCTTGGGCCGCGATCCTGATGTAGCGGGCCTGATGGCATTTGGCAGCCCCCAGTACAACCTGTCGATGGAAGACATCCGCGGCATGATGCTGGCGTCTCCTGAGCGGCAACGGTATTTGGCACAGCAGGCGGCTGCCCAGGCCCCGGCGCCCGAGGCGGTGGTCAAGCCCATTACGGTAACGATTCCGCCGGCGCCCCCAAGGGCTCCTGCCGACCCGGTTTCCGGCCTGCCTCGGATTGCTGCCCAGAATGTGGCGGCGGTGGAGCCAACCAAGCCCATCATCATTTCGTCCACGGCTCCGGCGGGCTACGACTACTCGGCAGCGGCACTTACAACGGATCGTGAGCGCCAGATCAACGACCTGTACCGCTCCATCCTCAACCGCGACGCGGAGACGGCAGGCCTGAAGTACTGGGCGGGCTCCGGTTTGTCGATCTCTGAGATCGAGGCTCAGATCCGCAAAATCGCCGGTGATATCGGCGTGCCGCTGACTATTCCCCAGAATGTGCCGGTGGCTGACGTCTCGCGGCCCGTGACCATTTCGTCTACGGCTCCGGTGGGATATGACTACGCTGCCGCCCCAGTCACGAACGAGCGTGAGCAGCAAATCAACGACATCTACCGTCGCGTCCTGAACCGCGATGCTGAGTCCGGTGGTTTGAAGCACTGGCGGGACAGCGGCCTGACCATCCCTGAGATTGAGGCGCAGGTTCGCAAGATTGCAGGGGATATTGGTGTCACGGTTGCCGCTCCGCGGCCCGTGGCCTCCTCTGGTGGTATCTCGACTATTCCCAAGACACCAACTGGCGGCGTTGTCCAAAGAAACATGGGAGGCATTGCTTCCTTGGCCGCAGGCGGATATCCTCGTCGCACGGGTCAAATCGACGGACCGGGGACCGAGACTTCCGATTCCATCCCTGCGATGCTTTCTGACGGCGAATTTGTCATGACCGCTAAGGCTGTCCGTGGGGCAGGGGGTGGTGACCGCCGCAAAGGAGCTAAGAAGATGTATGCGCTCATGCATCAACTCGAACGTAACGCATCACGGGGCTAAAGATGGCAACCGATATCCAGACCCAATTCGTCCGCGAAGCGCCAGAAATTGAGGCGCAGAAACTTGCGCTGATGCAGGCGGCAAAGGCGCAAGTCGATGCCATCACCACAGCAACGCAACAAGGTCGGTTTCTCACCCCCAGCTACCAGATTGCTGGTTTCTCCCCGGACCAAGTCCGGGCGATGGAAGCGGCCCGCATGGGCATTGGCGCGTACCAGCCCTACATGAGTGCGGCCACGCAAGGCGTGATGGGTGGCCAGGAGGTGGTAGGCCGTGGCGTTGAGGCGCTGTTGGGTGCAGACACCCGTCGCCAGTTCCTGGCAGCGCAAAATGCTCTGAATCAGGCGGTTTCCCCTATCCAATCGATGGGCGAAGCAGCGCAAATGGTCCGGGGCGCGCAACTTGGCGCAGCACCCTTGGCCACCGCAGCAGGGGACATCTCCACTCAGTCCTTTGTGGCCCCGGGCACCGCAGGCTCGTACATGTCCCCGTACATGCAGAATGTGCTGGACATCGAGAAGCGCGAAGCGCAGCGGCAGTCGGATATTGCCCGTCAGCAAGAGGCGGCGCAGTTCGCACGTGCAGGGGCCTTTGGCGGCAGCCGTCAGGCGATTGTGGAAGCTGAGCGCAACCGCAATCTGGCCACGCAGATGGGCGACATCCAGACTCGTGGTCTGCAGTCAGCCTTCCAACAGGCTCAGCAGCAGTTCAATCAAGAGCAAGCCGCTCGTCTGCAGGCCTCCCAGGCCAACCAACAAGTACAGCAGCAAGCCGCTCTGGCCAATCAGCAAATGATGGGTCAGTATGGTCTGCAGGGCGCCCAGCTTGGGCTACAGCGAGCACAGCAACTGGGCAACATTTATGGCCAGCAATCTCAACTGGGTCAGGGCTTGGCGCAGGGTATCGGCAGTCTGGCGGGCCAGCAGTTCGGCATTGGCCAACAGTTGGCACAGGGCCTGGGCGCTTTGGGTGGCCAGCAGGCCGCCCTTGGCAGCCAACTTGCTGCACTGGGAGCTCAACAGCAGGGCCTGGGTCAGCAGGACGTGAACTTCCTGTACAACATTGGTGCCCAGCAACAGCGTCAGCAGCAGGCCGTTTTGGATGCACAGCGCCAGAACCAACTGCAGCAGAGCATGCAGCCGATGCAGATGTTTGGCTTCCTGTCGGACATCTACAAAGGCGCGCCGACCACGCAGATGGCGATGACGCAGCAGACGCAGGCACAAGCCAGCCCGTTCCAACAGATCGCTGGTCTGGGTATCGCAGGGGTGAGCGCCGCAGCGGCCGCTTCCAAAATTCCCGGGATCCTCTAAGGAATCGTGATGAAAGAAGAAATTCTCAAGCGGGCCATGTTCTCGATGCCGTTGTCGAAGGCGGCTCGCAACAGCGGCATCATGGAAGGCTTCGAGGACGAGGAAATCGAGGATCTGGAAAACCAGAACTACGAAGACATGCCTCCGATGGCGCGTAGTCCCCAGAACCCTGAGATTCTGATGAACACCCTGCGCGGTGATATGCGCTCGGTGGACGCCCGTTACATGGAACTGGCTCAGATGGTTGGCGAGGAAGCGGCGTATGAGACGCCGCCTGAGGTGCTTGCGATGCTGCAGCCTCAGCTTGCCCAACAGCAGCAAGGCGGGATCGGTGCGCTGCCGCAAGCAGCGAACATGATGCCCCCCGGCATGATGCCCCCAGAAATGGCGCCGCAAGGCATGCCGCCGGAGGGCGGCATCGCCCCTTTTTCCCAGGGCGGGGCTGAACAGGCTCCGCCGACGCCTGATGGCCTGCCTCCGATGCGGGCAGCGGTTGGTGCGTTCGTCACTCCACTGACGCGGGCCGCTCAGTACTTGGGCGATAAGGCGAGCTCCTTGGGCAGCATGGGAACGGCCGCGAATGCGGCCGCGGGGCGTTTCTTGTCCCAAGGTTTTCCGCAGACCTTCCGGCCTGTGTTTGAAAACGTCCGTGGCCCAGGCGGTCGGTTTACAGCCGAGCAAACCATCTCCTACCCCACGCTGACTCAACACATGGCCAACTTGGCCGGTCCGCGGGCCACGGAGCTCGCGGGGCGTTTCATGCCTGGAGCAAGTACGGCTGTTGGCGGTATTGGTGGTCTTGGCGTGGCAGGTCTGATGCGTGATGGCGCTCCTCAGGCGGATTTGGAGCGTGCTCAGCTTTTGAAAGCCTACGAGCAGATGTACTACCAGGACAAGGATCGCAGCA